TGGTGGCGTGTTGGTGCTGCGGCTGCTGTGATACGATCAATTCATCAGCGGGCAGGTCTGGTGACCCGGCAGGTTTCATACGCCTGGCTGCGCGTGTTTCGAATCCACGGCCCGCTACCAATTGTTATGGGTTGACACAGTTGCGCGGTGTTTTCCTGTTGGGTAAATTTAGCGCCGTTACCACTTCGGCGCATTGCGCTTCATCTCTTTTGGAGGTTTCATGCCTACTCTTGCTACCAATGCGCTGACCCTCGCCGACTGGGCGAAGCGGCGCGACCCCGATGACAAGGTTGCGACCATTGTCGAGCTGCTCAACCAGACCAGCGACATTCTCACCGACATGCTGTGGGTTGAGGGTAACCTGCCCACTGGCCACCGCACCACAGTGCGTACCGGTTTGCCTGATGTGGCTTGGCGCAAGCTGAACTACGGCGTTCCGCAATCCAAAAGCACCACGGTGCAAGTGGACGAGGCGACCGGCATGCTGGAAGCCTTCGGGCAAGTGGACAAAGACTTAGCCGAGCTGAATGGCAACACCGCGCAGTTCCGTTTGTCTGAGAACATGGCCTTCTTGGAGTCCATGAACCAACAGATGGCGCAGACCTTGCTTTATGGCAACTCTGGCACCGAGCCTGAAGCCTTCACTGGTTTGGCCCCGCGCTACTCCAGCCTGTCCGCATCCAGCGGTCAGAACGTGCTTTCTGCTGGCGGCTCTGCCACCCTTACCTCGGTGTGGCTGGTGGGCTGGGGTGCATCGACCATTCACGGCATCTACCCCAAGGGTTCGACCGCCGGCCTGCAGCACACCGACTTGGGTTTGGACACGGTGACCGACGCTGTTGGAGGCAAGTACCGCGCCTACCAAGACCACTACCAATGGAAGTGCGGTATCGCTGTGCGCGACTGGCGCTATGCGACCCGTATCGCAAACATCAACATTGCTCACCTGGCCGCTCAGTCGGACACCCAGGCGGCCACCGCTGCGACCGAGCTGATCAAGCTCATGAGCCGCGCCATTGACCGTATCCCGGCCTTTGGCATGTGCCGCCCCGTGTTCTACATGAACCGCACGGTGTTCTCGCTGTTGCGCGTCATGGCGCTGCAGAAGTCGGCCGGTGCTTTGTCCATTGAGGCGGGCCTCGACCAGTTCGGCAACCCCATCAAGGGTAACCTGGCATTCATGGGCATCCCCATCCGCCGGGTGGACACCATCCTCAACAACGAAGCCGCTGTGGCGTAAGGGGCAGACATGATCCTCGACAAGTTCCTTGAGTTCTCCGACGCCCAGGCGGTCACCGCCACGGCGATCTCCACCAACGTGGTCGACCTGTACCCTCTCGGGGGTAAGGGTGGCACCAACACTACGCGCGACCTCGGTACGGGTGAAGACGTGCACCTGGTGGTGCGCACTGTGACGGCTGCCACCGATGTGGGCTCTGACGCCACGTTGACCGTGACGCTGGAATCCAGCGCCGCTGAAGGCTTGACCAGCCCCACCGTGCATTTCTCGACTGGTGCGCTGGCTTTTGCTGATTTTGCTCCGGCAGGCACACGTGTGGCATCGGTCAAGATTCCGGCAGGCGAGTACCGGCGTTACGTCGGTGTCCGCTTCACGGTTGCCAACGGCCCGCTGACGGCTGGCACGTTCGATGCGTTCTTGGTGCTGGGCGACCAGACCTCGCGCGCCTACGCTGTCGGCTCCACCATCGTCTAAGGGGTGTCCCATGAAGTACCGCGTCACCCAGACCGGCTTCATCGACCGCATCGTCAAGCCTGGCGATGTGGTCGAGATCGAAGGCGAGCCGCCGATTGCTGGGCTTGAGCCCATTGAGGATGAGCCGGTTGAAGAGCCGGTGAAGTCCACGGGGCGCAAGCAGCGGCAGTTGCCGGACGCCTGATCGCATCATCATTCACAGCGGCCCTTCGGGGCCGTTGCTGTTTCAAGGAGGCCGCCATGGCTGATGTATTGGTTCACGTTGAGGACGACCGTTCTGCGGTCGTTCGGTTTCACGATCTGGGTGATGGCACGCACGCGCCGGCAGTGGTTCAGGTGGCCGATGCGTTCCTGTCTGGCCGGGTGTCTTACGCCTTCTACGAGTTCAGCATTCCGACGGGTGCCAGTCGGGTGATCAAGGTGGCGGCCGCAAGTGACACCATCGTCACCCGTCTCGGCCTTGAGCTTGATCTTGCTGCCATCCGGCTGGAGCTGGTGGTGGGCGGCACTGAGGGGGGGCTGTTCAGCGTGCCGGTACCGGTGTTGCGCGCCAACACAATGAGCGACGCGCCTGCGCCCGCCCCGCAGGTGGTCATGTCCACGGGTGGAACGCACGCGGGCGGTGTGGTGGTTGATCTGCTGACCGCTGTGTCTGGTGCCAACACGAACAAGGCCGTTGCGGCTGCGGCGACCGAAGACCAGCCAATGGGGTTCCCGGCTGGCACCTACTACATCCGGCTGGTCAACACCGATGGCGCCACGGCGACGGGCATTTTGAGGGCGCGGTGGCAAGAGCGCCCGTGACGCTAGGATTTCGCCAGCATTGGTGAGAAAATCAGGGCCATTCGATAGGAGCACCCATGGCTGGAAAAGTGGAAATCGCAAACCGCGCGCTCACCAAGTTGGGGGCCGAGCGCATCCTGCTGCTGTCCGACCCGGGCAAAGAGGCGCGCGTCATGAACTCCATGATGGACACAGTCATGGACGCAGAGCTGAGGCGGCACCGGTGGAAGTTCGCTATGAGGCGCGCCGAGTTGCCTGCTTTGGTGGCGGCGCCCGCTTGGGGCTATCAGTACGCCTATCAGCTGCCCGCCGACTTCCTTGCTTTGGTGCAGGTGAACGACGTGTATTTGCGCGGCCTGAAACAAAAGACCCTTTGGGTGGTCGAGGCTGGCCAGTTGCTCACCGACCTGCCTGCCCCGCTCAAGGTGCGCTACATCCATCGCGTTGACAACATGGCCCTGCTGGACCCTTTGTTCGTGGAGGTGCTGGCCTGCAAGCTGGCACTGGAGGCGTGCGAGACCTTGACCCAATCCGGGCAAAAGCGGCAGGCTGCTGCCGACGACTACCGGTTTTCTGTCAGCGAGGCTGTGCGTCAAGATGCCATTGAAAACCCACCAGACGAGCTGCCGTGGGGTTCGTGGTTGGATTCGCGTGAATCGCTGGGCACGTCTGCCGGTGGGCCGTCTGCTGGCTCTGCCAACGACCTGGGTGCGGGTTGGAGCATCACATGAGCAAGGCGTCGCCAGCAATCACCAACTTCAATGCGGGCGAGTTTTCCCCACTGCTCGAGGGCCGCGTTGACTTCCAAGGCTACGCCAACGGCTGTGTTCTGATGGAGAACTTCATCCCGACCGTGCAGGGGCCTGCTGTGCGGCGTGGTGGTACGCGTTTTGTGGCCCAGACCAAGAGTATTGGTTTCGGTTATTTATCCAGCACAAAAGTTTGGCTTCAGCCGTTCGAGTTCTCGCAAGATCAGGCGTATGTGCTTGAGTTCGGCGGGGAGTACGTGCGCTTTTATACCCAGGGCGGCCAGCTGGTGTCTGGTGGTTCGCCGGTGGAGGTAGAAACACCGTACACCTTTGCGCAGCTGTTCAGTGCAGATGGTACATGCCGCCTGCGGTTCGCTCAGTCTGGTGACTTCCTGTACATCACCCACCCAGAGCACCAGACGCGCATTCTGAAGCGCACGTCACCGGTTTCGTTTGTTCTCGAGCTGTTCGCACCCAAGGGTGGCCCGTTCATGGACGTAAACCCGGACGAAGCTGTGACCGTGTACGCCTCCGGCGAGATGGGCGACATCACGCTCACCGCCTCCGGGCCGATCTTTCAGGCCGGGCATGTGGGCTCACTGTTCATGGTCGAGTCCAGCAACACCGTTCAGATACCAAGCTGGGAGTCTGGGAAGCGCATTGCTGGCCCCAACCAGTCGGTGTTGAATTTGCTGCGCCGGTCGGACGGGAAAGTCTACCGCTGCGTCACAAACTACACGGTGCCCAGCGATGGACGCGAGGCGCGCTCTGGAACATCGAAGCCCATCCATTCGCGTGGCGTAGTTGCGGACGGTGACGGCCAGCCGGTGACGAGCTTGGACGGCAACAACAACACGGTCACGTTCGCGGAGCGTCAGGGTGTTGACTGGTTGTTCCTGCACGCTGGCTACGGCTGGGTGCGGATCAACTCTATAAACACAGAGGGGACGACTGCAAGCTGTACCGTGGTGGAGCGCCTGCCTGCGGATGTGGTGACCACGCCCGCCGGAGCGCTTAAAACCATCACATCGATTTCTTCGAGCTTCAGCAGAATCCGTGCGGTGTCCACTGATCACGGGGTTGTTGGCGTTCAGACGGTTCTGGTGAATATTACTTACAACTGGTCGCGGACTGAGTACGTGTATACAAATGATGGTTATGAGTACGTAACCAATACAGGCCGATCGACCTACAGCACCACAACCAACGCGACTGCGATTGATCTAAACACGGTTGACCTCAGCATTCTGTTCAGCGTGCTGGACGGGTACACCAGTTTCTTCAGCGGCAACCTGACTGTGCTTGCTGGCACAGGTTTTGCCTCCACCCGCTGGGCTCATTCTGCTTGGTCGGCTGTGCAGGGCTGGCCTTCGTCGGTCACATTCTTCCGTGAGCGCCTGTGCTTTGCCCGTGGGCAGAAAGTGTGGATGTCCACCGCTGGGGGGTTTGACGACTTCTCGGCGCGCAACACGGCTGGCGAGGTGGCTGCTGACCAGGCCATTTCTTTGGAGGTGGCATCGGGCGAGATCAACGACATACAGTGGTTGCACCCCGACCGCGAGCTGGTGGCCGGTACCGCTGGTGGCGAGTTCTCGATTGGCGAGCTGACCAACGGCAGCGCGCTGGGGCCCGGCAACGTCAAGGTGCATCTGCAGTCGCGGTTTGGCACCCGTGGCGTTCCTCCGGTGGGTTCCGGCTCGTCCACCTTGTTCCTGTTGCGTGCTGGCACCAAGCTGCGCGAGATCGCCTACGAGTTTTCCAGCGACGGCTACCAAAGCAAGGACGCCACCAACCTGTCTGACCACATCACCCGGCCTGGGCTGATCGATATGGACTATGCGCTGGAGCCCTACTCGGTGGTGTGGTGCGTGCGCTCAGAC